TGGAATACCAGCTTTCTTCGCAAACTTTGGGTTGTGCGCTGCGGCGTCCATGAAACGTTTTTGTTTAGCTGAGACGGCTGGCATTATCGAAGCACCCTATCAATGATCCAAGTTAAACCGCCACCAACAACACCGCCAGCGCCACCAAAATACATTAAAACTCTCCAACCACCTTTAGCTTCGGAAAGAGTCTTTTGAATCTCGGCAAGTGTATTCTTGACCTGATCCATATCCTGAACGAGCTTGTCCATGTCCTGCTGCAAATGTTTAATCTCATTTGCGTGGGTAGCAAGTTCACGGGCGGTCTGCACGGATTCTTCCATTTAACACTTCCACCTCTTTAGACTCGCGGCTTTCCGTGTTGGACGACCTTTCTCGTCTTTCATCGGACCCGGCATTCCAGACATACGTGCGCAGAAAGACTTCTTACGAGGACCACCTTCGGGCTGTGGAGCCTTCAAGTTTGATCCTGTAGCAGCGTTGTACTTGGCACGACCTTTGGCGGTTAAACCAGCCCCTTTGGATACGGGTAGCTTTTCACCACGACCGATAGCCAGAGAAGGGGTTTTCTTAGCCATAATAAATGTTCGAAGATGTAATGTTGGTCATAATCATGTAAATGCCATTTTTTACAAGGATCCCTTCACCCGGAATTAATGCAAAGTTACCAAACAAATCACCTGCGCCTGTATCGTACGAACACAACCAAAGCGTTGAGTACGACATAGCTGTACTTGCCGCAATCGTGCCTGAGTTAATGTCAGTCAAGGTAAAGGTGTTTGCGCCTGTGCTGGTAATTGTGTAATTGCCGTTTGTTGCAGACGAACCAGAAGCGGTTGCAAAAGCAAAGCCACGCACATCACCAGTTGATAGCCCGTGAGCAGTGCTAGTTACCGTAACGGTTGTACCAGAACGAGCGTAAGTTGCCGTTGTTACCGGCGCAGTCGTTGTATCAAAAACATCAAGCGTTCCCGCAGTGGCAGAACCAACAACAGATAAAGCTTTAAGCCGTGTACGACCCAACAGCATAAACCCAGTGTTGTTTAAATGCCCTGCTTTTACGTCATATTGCATACCCATAATTAGCTCCTAAGAAGTACAAAAGCCCACCGAAGTGGGCAGGCTAATTAAGCTGTACGAGTAAACGTATAGGCGGTTGCGCTTGCAAACATTAGCGTAAAGCGAGCAATACCGGTTGCGCCCGAAGCAATAGTCAAATCACCGAAGCTTCCGGAGGTATCTGTAGCAGCACTTGACAGAATTCCGTTGGTTGCAACAGCCATTGTTACAGTGCTTGCGCCAAGAGTGTTGTCAACATACAGATCAAACACTGTGCCACGAACCGCACCAAGAGCTGCGCCAAGCAATGTGCCTGTAGGTAATGTGATTGTGGTTGCCGCAGCGGAAGTAGAAGTGATGTAGCCAGTAGCAACTTGTGCCGCTGTTGCAGTAGCTGTGGCGTTAATAGCCGCTGTAGTAGCGTGAGTAATTTCAGCAGTTCCAGCGATGTTGCCAGTAAGGTTACCGGTAATATTGCCGATAAAACCGTTTGTAGACGTAACTGGGCCGGAGAAGGTAGTTGATGCCATGATAGGCTCCTGTATATGCAGTACTTCGCCTCTCTGTCTCTGCATCGTCCGCTGGGGCGGTCAGTGAGGCTGGGGGTTCCCAGATTTAAAACAATAATACTATAAATAACAAGAAAAGCAAACAAAAAGAAAGGGGGCCGAAGCCCCCAATCTTTAACCAGCAGAACCGTACATGCCGAGCGGATCCGACCAGCCGAAGCTGTAACGTTCGCGTGACTTGTAACGCACGTTGCCTGTATCAAAATCACCGTCCATCGACTGTGACAATGGTGTACGAACAAAGTGCTTCATGCCGTTAGGCACATCAGTCGTCAAGAACCAAGCATTGGTGTCGGTCAGGAAGTTGTTAACTGTGTAACCTTCCGAAATCGAACCGTTGTTCTTGATAGCGTTGATGTCGTTGTCAGCCGTACCAACACGCAATTCTGTTTCGAGCAAACGAGTTGCAACGAACTGAAGTGCAGGAGGAATAACCAACTTCTTGGGTTTAGCAGCGATCAGCAGACCACGTTCGTCCGTCCAAGCAGCGATTTGAATAACTGCGTTTTCCAACGAAGTTTCGTTCAAGTCTGTAGGAGTCGAAGGAATGTTGCTGTTGGTGCCGCCGCCAACCAATGGGTGAGCGTTGCTAAACAGTGCAACTCCGTCACCGCCCGTGTAGGACGCTGAGAAGCCGTTGTTCAGAACAGCAGCACCTTTGACTTGCTTGGTGTAAGCCATTGCGCGGGCGAGAGCTTTTGTATAACGAGCCGACAAGCTGTCGTACAAGTTATCTTCAATTGCTTCTTCCGTAAGGGAAAACCCTAGTGCGATGGTTTCATGGTTGTATCGAGCAGTCCAAGCTTCCTGAGCGTTGTCGTATGCAATTGCAGAACCTTCGTTCTTAACAGGTGCAGCCGAAAAGCCAGAGAGTTTGGTTTCTTCTTCGAACGAACGCTCAGAGGTCTCTGTTTCATAGATCTCTTTATGCTGTTCACCATAACGTGCGTACTCCAGACCGAACAATGCGTTCAGGCCGGGGAGCAGCTCTTTCAGTAGTTGTGCGCGTGAAATAGCCATGATTTAGCTCCTTATACGCCGACGGCGGTGTTGTACGCATGCATGCCGAAGTTGAACTTTACGATCACTTCAGGATACAGCGTGTTGCCGCTAGAAATATAAGCGGTGTCAGGCACAACGTCAACGATACGGATAGGCAGCGTAGCTGTATCAGCAGTCGAATCAAGAAGTGCAATCTGTGAGTTACCAGCATTAGTAATTGCGGTGTTGTTTACGATGGTGGCGTTATTGCCAACCGAAGTATATTGAACGCCGGTCACGACCGTTGTGCCAGAAACTACAGCGACTTGGAACAGAGTGTCTGGATCATCACAAACATAAGCTGTGATGAAGCCAGTCGTTACTGTTGTACTAGCAACAAAGTTCTGTTGGAATTGCAGTTGACCAGTACTTGAGTTGATAAACTCACAACCAAGAAACACGCCAGCGAAGCCGCCAGTGGGTTTTGCAGTTGTAGCTGCTGATCGCTCAACAGTACCATCAGTTGCACGAATCAGAAGATCACCGAAACCAATTGAAGTTGCGTACCCGCTTACAATACGCATCTTACGAGTGGAACCAGCAAACACCTGACCACCGATCAGATTGATCGGTTTAAAGCCATAAGGCTTGTCAATAGTGGGGTAAGCCATGTTTAACTCCAAAAATTAAATTTAAGATCCTTTACCAAAGCTCGTTGCAGACTTACTCTCTTTAAAGAGCGGCATCCGCGCATCGCTTTGGCGCATCAAGTTATTGTCCACAGCTTCCGTTTGAGCCTGTGTTTGCTTCGCATAATGTTCATTACGCTGACCAACGAACTCAGACGGTGTCTTGCAGAGCAACAACCCGCCGATCTCAACATTGTCTTTAAAACGACTATTGGGATCAACTAGCAGTTGAAATCTTGGCTGCTCTTCCAGCTTTACAGGCTCCCAACCTTCTCTGAGTTTGGCAGAAAGGTTACGCGGGTCAGCTTGATTAAGCATAGAAACGCGGATCCAACGATAAGCAAACCCAGCCTGTTTGTCTGGCTCAGGGAGCAATTCCGCCGGTGCCCACTGCTTGGGGCGTTGTTGGGTTGCACGGGTTTCTAACTCACGGTTAAGTTTATTTTCAGCCATTTGAGTTCTCCAATTCAGCTAATTTCTTGGCGTAAAGTTCAAGCGGGATACCCAGCCGCTTGGCTACGTTTTGTTGGGTAAGCGACAACCGAATCTTTTTCGGTGCCGAGGAGCGTTGCGCCGAAGCTACAACGGTTTTAGGGCGATTTTGTTTCTGGGGTCTCTCTTCCTGTTCTTCTTCGATGTCATCGAAGCGTTCGGGAAAAGCTCTCCGCATAGCATTATCGATTTTCTTAAAATACTCATCCGTACGTGTGTACTCTTGCCCATACTCTCGTACAAGCTTGTTATGCACGCCGTACGCATAACCTGTCATGTCTTCATCACCACGACGCTCGAACCACGGATTACTTGACGCCCAGTTAACTACTCTGTCATCTAGTGATGTTTGTGGTGCTTGCGTATTAGATGTTGCCTGAGTATACGCAGATTGTTCCGGTTCGCGCAAGGGGGTAGGTTTAAAATTATTAACCTGCTCCATTTCCATCCGCGCAGCCATCATTTCTTCTTGCGCAGTAGTAGCGGCTTCCGTGTCACCAATGTCTAACGCAGACTTAAATTTAGCCTTAGCGTTGTCCATGGCAATTTGTGCCAGTGACTTAGACTTGTCGATGTAGGCGTGTTGCCCCACATTAACGTACTCTTGCAACCGCTTGTTCTCAGCAGCCAGAGCCTGTGCAGCGCGTTCTAACTCCGTCTTCTCACGGTACAGAGCTTCCGCCTTGCGCCGTTCGTCGTGGCTCTTATGAGTAAGCTCTCGCATCCGTGTTTGGACTTTTTTGCTGTACTCATTGAGTTCTTCGTCGGTTGGATCCGCTACTTCTCGATCCAAGGGCTTACGACCTCGATCTTGGGGCGGCGTATCATCTACGACCTCAATCTCAACCTTACCCTCGTCTACTTCCAGATCAAGCTCTAAGGTTTCTTTATCCTCATCGGTTTCATCTGGAAACTTGTATATGTTCTTATCCATGTTTACTCCTATTTGCGGCGGATACCGCGTGGGTCATCTACAACACCCTCGACCGTATCATCGTTAATGAGTCGAAACTCGCGCCCGTGAATAACCAGACGTGAACCTGCGTTGGGGCGTACCAAAACAAAGTCGCCTTTCTTGCACCACGGGCCACTTGGAAACCGTGTTTTGTCTGCATAGCAGTCAGGGCCTGTATCAACCACAAACAAAACAGTGGTTAACAGCTCTTCGTAACGAAGAGTTTCGTCCGATTTAGCAATGCCACTTTCGAACTCCTTTTCGATTTCTGGGATAGCGCACAGGATGTGGTATCCAGAAGGACGGGGGAGCTGTGTTGCTTTTTCTTCAGCGGTTGCTGAAAAATTTATTGCCCCAACAACTTGTGGGTTGTTAGGATTAGCACCGATCAAGATTTCACTCATTGTCGTGGTCTTCCAGTTGTTGCTTGAGGTCAAGCAGGTCTCGCTCTGCATAGGCCAATCCCTCTATTACCCCGCAGAGTTTTTGGTACTCACCAAAATCCTTACAGCGCCCTGTTGATACGTCATCAGCCAAGGCGTTCATGCGTTCACGTAATTTTTTGCGTAGAACGTCGATTAAGTCCATTATTCTTTAGACTCCTTCTTAGGTTTGTTTTCACTTTGCAGTGCTTGGTGCATGTTAGCCACGTCTTGTTTATGGCGGTCATGTTTCATTTGTTCACGAGACTTAGCAATCTCTGCTCCGATACGTAAGCCGTCACGTTCGTTATCGGCTTTTAGTTTGCTCTCGTCGTATTGCGCTTTGAGTCCAATCTTTAGACCCTCGCGTTCGTTTTCGGCTTTGAGTTTCTCGCGCTCAAGTGCGAGCTTATCGGCCTGTGTTGCAGCATCAACCATGATCTGCTTTTCTTTAAGCTCGACTTCTTTAACCTTGATCTGCAGTTCAGCTTGCTGCATCTGAACAATCGGATCTTGCTGCATCTGCGCGTTTTGTTGCGCCTGAGCTTCAGCTTGGTTCTTACCCAAGAGCTGGCTTGCTGCCTGAGCAATACGTCCAGACAACTGATACTCGATTTCGCGTGGAAGTTTAGCTTCTGGATCAGGCAGAAGCATGTTCATTTCCTTTTCCATCTTCTCACGGTACGCCATAGCAACGTGCTCGGTGATGTGCGCATTTGCTGCTTGCATCAGAATCTGAGCCTGTGGGTTCTGACCCATGACTTGCGCAATCTTGGGATCTTGCATTGCTGCCATGTGCGTGCGGATGTGCGCCTCATGATCTTGGAACTGGAATGCCTTAACGGGTTTGCCCATCAAGATGTTCATGTTCTCACTTACAGGATCAGTTGGCTTCTGGTCATCTTCCATCGGCACAAGCTTGTCGGCATCCTTGATGTTCAACACTTCCAACATCTGGCGATGTAGTTTTGGCAAGTTGTAAATCTGTGGAGCCATCTGTGCGAGCTGAATCACTGCCTGATACTGCACCACGCGCTGCGCAAGGGTGGAAGCGTTAGGATCGCTAACTGGGATGACGTCAACTAAGCTGTAGTCTTCTCGGCGATCACGACGTGAACCTTCGCCCGGCTCATAGCCATACTCACTAGGAGAGAAGTCGCGGATGAGTCCTGCAAGGAGCTTGAACTCTTGCTTCATCGAGAAGTGCATGCGAGCCTGAACAGCTGACATCACCTTCAAGTTACGCTCGATCAGTGCGAGTGTTGTACCCACCGGTGCATTAGCGCTCATGTCGCTAATCTTCATATCCGGTGCTGCAGCAAACTTCTGAGCCTCTTCAACGATAATGCCACGCAGACCCAAGAGCACTTGGCTCGGCTCTTTGTAAGGCAGAGGCATGATGTTATCGCGCAGTGCACCAGAACTCACGTCAACGTCGCGCCACTCCCCGGGTGAAATTGGTGTATCGTCGCCCTTGATACGCAAACCGCGAGTCTTCATCCCGCCCGGCAAGTTGCTTAGTGTTCCAGCATCGACCAACTGACGTGTGATGCTTGTTGCGCTCTTTGCACTATTACCCACTAAGTGGATCAAGCCATAGCCGTACGACCCAAAACCCGGTACATACTGGTAATGTACGAAGTACTGGCGTGAAGACTTTGGCTCGTATGCTTCAGTATCTTCGCCGCTAATTCCTCTGGGGCGTGGTGCGCGTGGGTCTTCCGATTCTGGATCCCAGTTGCGACGAATCGACAAGATTGTGTTCGTGTCTTTTAGTATCGTGACCACGTATGGCAGCGCAATGCCTGTCTCTTCACCCTCGGCGTTCTTGTCTTCAAACCCGGGCAAGTCAAGCTCGACGTGCATCTCAAGCAAGAGTGGTCGATCATCGTATGTTGCACTAAACCCAGTCTCTCGATCCTTTGCTTGCTGGATCTCATCGGGCTGCATGACAGGACCATCGGTAATTTCTACGTCGTCGCGGTAAAAACCCGACTCTTGGAGCTTTAATAGCTGGTTTTTAGTCTTTCTCATGCGGTGCGTAATACGCTCACACAAGCTAATTTCGGACGTTCCGTACGGCAAAATCACGTCTTCTGCAGGTACAAACATACTCACCTGACGCCCAAGAGAGGGGTCAAAGTACACTTTTTTGAACGCACTACCCGCAATTGGCAGGTTCCACAGCATCTTCTCATGCTCTGACCGGTACTCTTTCATTACCTC